GGTTGCGGCGGACTATGGACTAGTCCGTCTAATACAATGGTTTACAACTTGGTACCGTAGCGATGAAGCATTTCTCCTTGATGGAGTGCCAAGTTGTTAAATTACAGATGATGTAGGCGGCATCAAACGGCATGCGCGTATGGATTAGTACGTGGTGCCCATCAGTCACACTAAATTTGCCACAAAACCCTATTGGTCTTGGCTTTTATTTGTGTTTTATTTTCGGTGACTGTATTTTTGTGTTGGCACACTTGTCAGATGTGCCTTTTGTCAGTTTGGGGCTATGCATATGTCTTGCTCACACCATGCGTATGTGAACAATTGCGGACGACGGTCGAATAGTTAGTTTGTACAAGAAAAGTAATCGGGAAAAGGGGGATTGGGTGTTGTGAGGTTTGTTCTGGCGTTCGGGGGAGACGTTTCGTGGGTTTGCGAACTGATTAACGACCGTTCTTGATCAGAAGACGACCTCCCAAGGCTCTCGGGACCATGCCCGAGTTTGCGATGTTAGAGATCATCCCCCCAATTTTCTGGGAGACTCCATATGCGCCAACAGCAGATTGCCACATATAGTCGACCTTGTCCAATAAGCCGACGGCTTGGGCTGATAGGTTCTCTCCAGTAGATTGGGAATGCTTCTGAACGATCCCAGAAACTGCCTTTGGTCGCCATTCAAGGACTTTAAACAGTTCAATAACGAGGGCTTCCAACGGATCGACGCCGGTCCAAACCAGTGCGATTCCATTGCCGGCCGAAGGGCCGGTTGCGGGCTCATAAGTCCCGGTACCCATCTCAGAATTGAAACAGTTATCCTTGTTGTTATCGGCAACGTAGGAGTAAGTAGCGTTGTCAGGGCCACCGGCGGTCCGGTAGTACTGAGAAGGCTCTCCAGGCCTCGCGCGAATTTCGGCGCCGGATGTTGAGAAACGTTCGGCGTTCGACGCAAGGTTAAGCAGTTCGTTCGGGGACAGCGCTCCGCCTTCGTACCCACCATGCAACAATTGATCCCGGGAAATCCCAGAGATCGATGCAAAGCGGCCTCGCAAAGCGGACATTGCCCCGGTATAAGTCAGTCTCATGCAGGCAGCGGCGAGTCTTCCATCCTCAACCGCGGCGCTCCCGACCCAAGGTTTCACGGGGTCCTCCTTAAATCCTCCACTCGAGCCAGATTCGTTGGCCGAGAACCCAAGTGGGTTGACGGCCGAATTGGTCGGGTTGGTGTCAGGATGAACTGAGTTGTAGGAAAGTAGGTTGTTTCCCCCCTGAAAATCTGGATACCAGATGAGGTAGCCCGACGTACACGTCGCGCCAACCCCACCTATACCCAGCGTCTTCTTGAATCTCGAAACGTAACCGTTCTGTGACCCTCCATACTCAGGGGCCACAGTCGGTCCCATGCACGGGTCATTGATCATGGCAGCAATTTGCCTGGTCTTTGACGCGTTCTCGCCAGTCGGGCCTCGTCGGGCCCTGGCGGCAGCCACGGCTCGCGCCCGCGGCTGCTGTTGTTGCCGATTCCTCACGGCCCTCGGCCTCCTCCTTCTTTGGCGGTTTGCGCGTTGCATAGTTACTTGCGATAGGATAACAATTGGGTAAAGGTTGCCTGAATTAGCGTGTTCGAATCCTTCCACTCGTGTGTACTCTGGGATTTCGTGGGAACCCAGGTAGGTGCGTCAAGGTCGCGGTAGTGCTTCTCCATGAGTATTTGGTCGTGAACCGAAATAGCAAATGCCCTGAAGAAACTCTCACGCGTTGCTGCCGATATGGGGCGGGCCTTGGACTGCATGCCTCTGGCAAGATGTGACAGTCCACAGTGGCCGACCTGTTTAAATAAGGATACAGGCCGTACCCGCTCAGTGCCTCGTCCAAGAGCTCCATAAAACTCCTGCATTACCGGCACACCATGTGTCAGAGACACGCCGCCAAGCGAGACGGCGCGGCGGTGTTCATTCCACTGCTTCTCCGAGTGGAACCTCTTCACCGCTGTAGCGTCAACCGCAATGGCACGCGTAATGTTACGCACCATGCGCCACTGGCCATCCACCTCAACAGGATGTGAACGGCAGAACTCAATTTCCTCAAGCGTTTCGGCTTCCTTCTCCACTTTAAGAGTGAACCCAAGCTTCAGGAAGAACTGTTTAAGTCCCTCGAGCAAGTGCAGGTTCTCCCTATCGACGAAGATGACTGCGTCATCACCATCGTCTATAATGAAGATATCAACGCCAGGCCGAAGCCCAACGGATATGGCGTATTCGTACAGCATACTGACCATGAGGGTGCCGTTACCACAGGATGTATTAACATCCCCGGAACAGCGTCCCCCACGTCGCTTGTACTTAACAGTGCCGTCACGCGAGTATATTGCGCCCTCGGTGGTTAGTTGTCCGCTAAGGAGACCTGCCAGTTTAGACATAGAACGTCTCGGCAGGTGTGAATACACGCCTTTATAAATGTCATGTTCCCATGACAAGGCCTCCTCTGACACATGTTGATCAAAGCGGGACGCATCCACCCCGACTGCCACGCAATTCGACAGTGCGGTCCAATGATGGTGCATAACCTTCCCCCTTTCAACAGCATTTTTCCCTTTCACGCACACACACGAGCCCCAAATGTCATCAAGGCCCTTGTATATCGCTTTCTCTATGGCGCCGATGTACCGACCAAGTTCGATGTGGTATCGTGGTGACCTGGCCTGGATAATCCGTGAAATTTGCTTCTTCACGCGCGCCCAATTACTTTTCGCCTGTTGTTGTTGAAATTTCTCAAGCTTAACGAAAGCCGTGACTTTTGAATCTCGTGATTTGATCGGGTCACGTAACAAACTCTCTACCGTCCGGGTGTACAACTTCCGCTTGCCTTGCGGACAGTGTTCTAAGAACTCAGTGTAACTGTATGGATAGTACACGCCATCGATGACGGAGAGTAGTCTGTCGCTCGTATTTTTGAGTGTTTTCTCGAAAACGCCCTTTTCAGGGCGCGGCGGGATGGTGTAGCCATCCGCACCGTCGCTGACAACAAACAAGCGGTGAATCACCCCCAAGAGGGCATTCGTAGTATTCTTAACATGGATTTTCGTACTAACATCACCGACACCATGGATTAAGGTCGATAATGTATCCGCCGACGGGTCCCCAGGTCGTCGTGTACAGGAAACCATTGCGCCGTCGTCGTCTGATTTGAGTAGAACTTTAAGCTGCTCTAGAGTCACATCAGATGTCGCGACGTATCCTGCCACGCGTCCGGGGCCCCGTCACCCTCGCTTCACACCACCGACGACGACCCTCTGATCGAGTTTACCTCTGATCAGATTGTACATTCGTCGATGGGGCGGTTCACGGCGGGTCCGTGCTGCGATTCCTCGTGGTCTTAGAGCCTTCTTTGTTACTTTGGCGATTGCTTCAGCCCGGGTTGTTACACCGTACAGGAAAGCCACTCGCTCACAAAGAGCCACGTCGTCGTCAACACGGCGCACTGCTACGTCACATCCTACGCTGGACGCCTCGGACATGTCAAAAGTCAAGTGTGGGACCGCCACACGCAACTCCTGCATAAGGGCGCGACAAGTTCTAGCAGCACAGCTGCGCGATGCTGCCATCGCATTGTCGTCTTCTACCTGTCCAAGGCCACTGGAAGGGGGCACGGGGTGTATCTCCTTTGCACGGGAGAGCAACTCCGCGATCAGAGCATCGGGGTTGACATGTACCTTAGTGGCGCGATATGTCACACCAGTTTTGGAGTAGGCTGTCTTGCCCTTCTGATCGTAATTGCCCTGTACACTTCCAGTCAGCATCTCAGGCTTAACCAGTCCTGCTTCATCAAAAATGGCTGGTAAGCGATGAGTCGTAATGCAACGCAGGCCGCAACTTTGGATTGGAATCTCTTCTATCAACCTAGCTTCACCGAAAAGCACACGATCCGTGGACTTCCGCAGCAACTTACGGTAGTCTTTGGTCGCGCATTGGCTGACATCCCTGAGCACGTTGAAGAGGCGATAATATGAACTCTTATCATCTTCGCCGCTCTCCGCTACCACGCGCATCAGGTCCCCCAAAGTTTTGCCAGTATGCTCGCCTTCCGGCAGCATTTCCCACATAAGAGCCCTAGTTCTGTCTGGGTACACACTGGCATTTACGGCACAATAATTTCCGTCACTCCTAACGCAAACATTGTTCAGGCACGACTTGCAGATCGTGGACGATTTACTGTACGAGCCGATCTCCATCTCGACTTCGACTGACGTCTTCCCCTGGGCTGGAGTCTTCGATGTATCGCTTGCCATACGGTTGAACCACTTCGTCAACAGTGATCCTCGGGTGTCGACTGTTTTGAAATAGTTTTCAACCTCCATAGCGATAAGAAGTCGTTCCTGAACTAGGTCGGGGTCGGCCCATTCAGCGAATTGCACCAGGATGTTGTAGTACCATTCTGTCAATGGCGTTAAAAATCCAAACTTTGTCGCTGGTGCGGGTGCGGGCGGCAATTCAGCCTCCGCGGGGCGCAGCTTAGACTCATCGACGGACACTGACAAGGGGTCCGCCGCGGCTTCAGTCTGCGCGGGGTGCTCCAACACGTCCGTGGTAGTCGGGACGCAAGGAGCATCGTTGGGGATGTCGAACCCCAGTGCATGCATGACGGCGTCATACATTGGCGATGAATCCGTAGCAGTCACGTCATCCTCGCTCTCGCGGAGGTCGACGTTCGGTTCATCGTCACACTGAGCCGCCTCCGGCGTTGTGGCCGGGGCGGATGTGAAGAGCGGGCTAATCGGAGGAGCTCGCGAGGCCACCGTCTCGTGGACCTCACCATTCTGTGGAGTCTCCCCCACAGACGTCTCCTCCGAACTTGGGCAGGACTCTGGGTAGTGGTTTGTATCACACCAGCACGGTGGTGAATAATCCACGCCATCGTCACTCCTAGTACCATCATCACGATCGCTGAGAAATTGTACAATCTTGTTTCGGTGCACTCTTGTTGCATTAGAGACATCCGTATCCGGTTTCAAGCGGTCCGGTATATTCGTAAGTTGTAGCATTTCATCACACAAGGGTTGGAAGGACCCCCACCTAGGGTTGGTAAGTCCCCGCCTTACGACTCTAATAGTCGCCATCGCCGACAGTCCGTTTGTGGCAACGGACCGTACGTCTCGTGACGGTTAGCATGCCCTGTGGTAGGGCGTGGGCCAAATGGCCCGACGCAGATTGCCCCTGCGCCGATTTCGC